ATTTATAACTAATATACAAAAAAGTAATAAAATATAATAAATACATACATACATGTATATATGTATATAAGAAAGGAAAATAAAGTGGGAATGTGGGAAAAACCAAAAACCAAACACCATGAGCAAGATGAACATTGTACTACTTGAGGTTACTCCGGACAAAGTTTTAGCCAGGGGGCCGTTTACAGAAGAGCAGGCATTAATGGCATTCATGAAATTTTTAGAGGACCAGCCACTGAAGTATGTCAGCACCACTCCCAGATGGTGGGTGGCAAACCTTGAGACCGGAGAGATAACAAAGCCACGCGTAAAACTTGAACTATGATACTAAACACACAAGAGAACAGAGAGCTACTGGTTGACACACTATGCCAGACCTTCAGCATTAGCCGGGCTAAACTAATGAGCAGAAGCCGCGAGAGGCACACAGTAATGGCAAGAGCCATCGGCTACAAGGTAGCACGGGATATCTTCGGGATGACATTTAGCGCGTCTGCGAGGCTATTTGAGGCGTCAAATGGTAAAGTAAGGCATCATACCACGGTTATACATGCAATCGAAAACTTAAACGATTTAGCAAGCGTCGGAGACGAAATTGTCATAAGCATGACTAACGAGGTGATGCGTAAGCTTGATCAGACAGCCAGGAAGGGCATAACTGTCACTATTGACGTACATCCTGACCAACTACTGGAATTGACATCTAAGCTGTCAAAGTGGGGGCATGACTTTCAGGTGCATGACAATGGTGTAAATTTGTGACATGGCATACGATAGAGACGAACTAAAGCGTCAGGCTTTAGAAATAATCGACCGGGAGGAGATTACAACCTTCGGAGAGATTCACCTGTACATGAAGGCTCACATAGCTACCTTGTACACTCATGAACTCAATAAAGACGAAGACATAAAGAAGGCCATAGAGGCACAAAAGACTGCCATCAAAAAAAAGATGCGCCGTAACTGGAGGAACAGTGACAATGCCACGCTGCAGATAGCTGAGTTTAAGCTACTGTCATCTGACGATGAACTGGCCCGGCTGAACACTCAGAAGGTCAATGCAGATGTCAATCTGTCGCATAAAAAGGTAATCTTTGAGTCAGACGAGTCAGGAGATCAGGGTTAGGTTGAACCGGCCGGCACGGCTGACGGCAAAGGCTTTGGGTGGCCAGCACAGGTACATCTGCCATGAGGGTGGTGCAAGGTCAGGCAAGACCTATGGCATCATGCAATGTCTGATATGGTGGGGGACGAATAACAGCAAGAAGAAGATCAGCGTGGTGAGCCACTCCCTTCCGCACCTAAAGCGTGGGGCCATGCGCGACTTCTTTGACATTCTTGAGTCATGGGAGTGGTACGATGAGTCAATGCATAACAAGACCGACAACATCTACCATTTCGACAGTGGATCATATGTGGAGTTCTTCGGCCTTGAGGACCATGACCGGGCAAAGGGTCCAGGCAGGGACCTGCTATTTTGCAATGAGGCGAATCTGTTAAGCAAAGCACTCTTTGACCAGCTTGACATGCGGACGCGGTTCAAGGTCATCACAGACCTGAACCCGTCTGACTTTGACATCTGGTGTTATCACTTGGCTGACTCCGATGATGCGGTTAAGATTCATTCAACCTATCAGGACAATGCATTTTTACCTGCACCACAGCGCAAGGTCATTGAAGGCTATCAGGATGCAGACCCGATGATGTGGAAGGTCTTCGGTCTTGGGGAGAGGGGAGCGAGCCAGGAGCAGATTTACACACACTTCAAGGTGGTTGACAGTGTCCCGCAGGGAGAGGTATTCTATGGCCTTGACTTTGGATATCGCAACCCGACTGCAATGGTCAGGGTGACGCTGGCTGATGAGTGCATCTATGTGCATGAGATGTACTATCAATCGGGTGTAACTACTGGCGAATTGATAGAGATCATACCCGACAAGGTGCTTGACCATATGGCTGAGATTTACTGCGATGCGGCAGAGCCAAAGACCATCGAAGAGCTTTATCGTGCGGGGCTAAATGTCAAGCCTGCCGACAAGGATGTGTATGCAGGTATCATGAAAGTGAAGTCATTACCTTTGTACGTAACGGCCAGCAGCACCAACCTTCTGAACGAATTGAGAAAATATAAGTGGAAGACTGACATGAATGGGAAGGTAATCGACAAGGAGCCGGTCAAGATGGATGACCACCTTGTAGATGCCATGCGATATGCCGTATTCACAAAACTAAAACAGCCCAGGCTCACTTGGGGAGTACTATGAGCATACTTGACCGTATCCTGAGACGCAAAGGCTTGAACCCTGCAACTGCCAATTACGGCATAGTCCCTGTCAACCAAGGGCAGATACTTACCCAGTTTAACAGCAAGAAGTATACCCAGGCTTACGAGGATAATGCCGATGTGTATGCCATTGTCAGCTTCCTTGCGCGTAAGGCCGCATCTATTCCGTGGTATGTGTACGAGAAGAAGAGCGGGGCAAAGGCACGGGTAAGCCTTGAAAGGTATAAGCAACTGACGAAAGGCCTTGGGCATCCGGGCGCACTTGACCGAGCCATTGCAGAGAGGAAGGCAGCATATGACGAGGAGATGATCGTGGATAATAGTCCAACGGCTGCGCTGCTCAAGAAGCCAAACGGGTATCAGGGGCAAGACCAGTTCTTTGAACAGCTATTCGGCATGCGATTCCTGACAGGCGAAGGCATCATGTGGGGCAACGATGGCAGTGTAGATGAAGGGCAGTTCACTGAGCTGCTCATCATGCCAAGCCAGTTCATGGACATTGTCGCTGACCCGAACGACCTGTTCGGCATTGCAGGATGGTATCTGACAAGTGCCACCGGAAACATAGCACTGCAGAAGAGTGATGTGCTGCAATGGAAGAGCTGGAATCCGCAATTCGACTCTGTTACCCGCGTGCATTTGCGTGGTGTATCTCCGATAAAGGCTGCCTGGAATAACTACCTGATGGGTAAAGAGGCAAGCCTTGCAGCTGCAAAGCTTATGGCCAATGGAGGCGCAAAGGGTGCGCTTGTGCCCAAAGCAGTGGGCAACCAGATTCCCTTGGTTGATGAGAAGACAGCAGCCAACATGCAGAGGGCATTGACGGACAGGGTAAACAATAACGACCGTTATGGCCAGGTTGCTATGTTGCAGACTCCGTGGGAGTTCCTGAATTTCGGTTTGACAAGTTCAGAGATGGCTCTTGTTGATACGCTGAAGTTCAGCCTTGAACAATGGTGCCGGGTGTTCAGTATGCCTGTGGTGCTGTTTAGTGCTGACAACATGGCCGACAACAACTATCAGAATGCACTGCGTGACCTTGTGACGAATACAATCGTGCCCATGTGCGCTCAGCTTCGTGATGAGCTGAACAGGTGGCTGGTGCCCAGGATGGGAGATAAGAATGTTTTCATTGACTTTGACATCATGGCTCTGCCTGAACTGCAGCGCGACATGGAGAAGATGGTCAATAGCCTCCGCTCCGCTGACTGGTTGACATTTGACGAAAAGAGAGTAGCGATGAACTACGAGCCGAAGGGTGGGGCGTTTGACAGTGCATACATTGCACAGGGTATGATACCGATTGACCAGGCGGCTATGGACTTGAGCGGCGGTGAAAACCTTGGGCAGCTATGACAAGAGACGAACTGGCGGCAATCAACGTAATCGTTTACCAACGGTTTCCAAAGATTGCAACAGAGCGTACTTGTTTGACTGAATTTAACATGAGGCAAGCGGCGAGAGAGGCATACCGGCAAAGACTGATAAATGACATCAAGGCAAAGAAGATCATACTGGAGGAGGTGGCACCAACTGCTGAAGAAGCACGAGGATAAATTTTTGCCACGCGTTCAGAAGGCTCTGACTGATGAGGCCAAGCGTCTGATCAAAGAGGCTGAGGATGTCGGCTTTCAGCAGGCCTACAAATCTCTTAAGCTTGTCAATGAGCAACTGCTCACGGCCGTCAACCAGATGCATAAGCAGGTTGCCAATGAATTCGGCATGATGGTGAACAGGGAGCTAAAGAAGGGGCAGAAGATAGGCTTCTTCAATGCTAACTTCTTGCTGACCATCACGGAGATACTAACCAGGCAGGCTCTTGTGCTGCTGACACTTGTGGAAAACACGACAAAGGAGCGGATACTGAATATCCTGACCGAAAGCACTACAGAGCAGCTAACTTTCTTTGAGACATCCAGATTGATAGAGCAAGAGGTTGCATCCCCAGTCAGGGCTTTGACTATTACACGAACGGAGAGCAATAGAGCGGCCAATCTTGCGGCTTTAGAGGCCGCAAAGCTTCAGAACTATGTTGTAACCAAGGAATGGATATCTGCCATTGACTTCAGGACCCGCAGATTCAGCGAGAAGGACCAGTATGACCATGCGCTTCTTGATGGGAAGGTAATAGAGATGTATGAGGACTTTCAGCAAATGGGACGAACCAATGGCATCATGGCTGTGGCTGAATGCCCGCTTGACCCGGCAGCTCCGGCAGCCTTCACGATAAACTGTAGATGCGTGCTTGGGTTTGAAAACAAAAGAGACGCACAGGGAAGGTTAATACCTAAACGATAGTATCATGCCAGTAGAACAATGCAGCAACGGCAAATATCGCATCGGAGATGGTGAATGTGTCTACAACACAGAGGCAGCAGCTCTCCGGGCATATGCCGCTTATCTTGCCATCGAAGCAGATGAGGAATATGAAGAGTACGAAGACGACGATGACATGAAGGCTCTCAAGGAAGAGACCTACAATGACTACCCTCAAGCTGCCACGAATAATGCCAAGCGTGCGCTTGCCTACAAAGAAGAGAATGGATCTTCATGTGGCACTCCTGTCGGCTGGACGAGAGCCAGGCAGCTGGCAAATAGAGAGCGCATAAGTCGGGACACTATTGCCCGGATGGCATCCTTCAAACGCCATCAGCAGAATAAAGATGTGCCATACGATGAGGGCTGCGGTGGCATTATGTGGGATGCGTGGGGAGGTGATGCAGGCATAAATTGGGCAATCAGTAAATTGCAGCAGATTGACAGCAAAAAAACGAGCATGATATACGGATACAAGCGGCTGAGTCAGGACATCAAGGATGTCGATGCAAAGAAGGGCATCGTGACCGGCTACTTCTCAGCCTTCAATATAAAGGACTCTGACGGCGACATCATCCTACCCGGTAGCTTCAAGCGGAGCATCGAAGAATGGCAGCCAAAGGGCAGGATCAAGCATTTGCTAAACCATGACCCAAGGCAGCCGCTGGGAAAGATCACAGAACTGCGTGAGGATAGCTACGGCCTGTACTATGAGAGCCAAATTGGTAAGCACAATCTGGGGCAGGACTTCATAAAGATGGTAGAGTCTGACCTGGTGAAAGAACATAGCATTGGCTTCAACATCAAGGGTCAGCGCAAGGCTGAAAATACCAATGAAATTTATGACATAGTTTTGTATGAAGGGAGCTCGTTAACATCGTGGGGTGCGAATGAGTATACGCCTCTGCTTGGTCTGAAGACAGCAGATGACCGGGTGCAGCGTATCAAGAGGCTTGAGAAATTCATCAAGCATAGTGATGCCACAGATGAGACGATTGAGCTTCTGATGTTGGAGATAAAACAACTGAACCAACTGGTCGAAGACTTGAGTAACGTGCCGGCATCCGTGCAAGAACCGGTAGAGCCAAAGGTTGACGAGACTAAGGCGGTTAAAGATGCTTTGGACATTTTAATTTACAAACACTTCTAAAAACCAATAACGTGGAAGTAAAAGACATCGTGGCGGCACTCGATCCCAAAATTGCCGAAATCAAGAATCAAGTGGCTGCTGATGTTGCAGCACTTGACAGCAAGCATGCTGCAACTGTAGCACAGCTGAACGAAGATGCCCAGAAGAAGGGTGAAAGCCTGACCGAACTGCGCGAGAAGGTGAATGGCCTCATTGCTTCCAATGGCAAGCTCAAAAATGCCATCGAAGCTGATGCTTTCGCTGACCGCCAGAAGAGCATGAAAGGATTGCTGAACGACATTGTGGCTGAGAACTTCGATGCCATTAAGTCTGAGACTCCTTTCAACAGCGCAAAGGCTGTAGGCACCATGACTCTCGGTAACAACCTGACCGGCACAAGCCAAATCAGCTACACCGACAACCCGATCCTGCGCAGCTTCTACAACCCGCATCTGTATGATGTTTTCCGCATCATCCCGACTGCCACTGGCAACGTGACTTTTCCCCGCGGAAACGCCGGTATCGGCGAAGGTTCATTCGGCACGCAGACTGAAGGCAACGCGAAGGCACAGGTGGATTACGATGTGACGATGGTCAACACCAGCCTGTCCTTCATCGCTGGCTATGCCAAGGTATCTCGTCAGATGCTGCAAGACCTGCCTTTCCTTCAGGCTTACCTGTCTCAGTCTCTGCTTGAGGACTGGAACCGTGCTGTCAATAACAGCTTCATGGCCACCATCACGGCTTCTGCAACTGCAGGTAGCACGTCTGCTACTCCGGTTGCCGAGCGTGTCATTGACTACACTGCTCAACACCTGGCTCTCGGTCTCGGTCAGCCTAACTTGATCCTGACCACGCATGCAGTATGGGCTTCTATCCTGAAGACTCAGCCGACTAACGGATCTTATGGCGTACCGGGTGGCATCACCATCGGTGCCAACGGGGAGACCCGCATCATCGGTATTCCGGTCGTGCCTCACAGCCAGATCGTGAGCGGCAAGATTTATGTGATGAACACCAATGCCTTCGCCATCGGTCAGGCCTCTGGTCTTGCTGTACGAAGCACTGAGTTCGACCAGGATGACTTCATCAAGAACCTGGTGACTTATCGCGCTGAGGCTCGTGTTGGACTGCTGTCCTTCCAGCCGACTGCTGCGGTATACGGTTCAGCTTCTTAACTGACACCATAACAAGGGGAGGGGCTTAATTGCCTCTCCCTTTTCTTTACACACACAAAACACACACTATGCCTATCGGCTCTTATTCTTCATTTAGGGACATTATGCGTCAGGTCCTGATGCATTCTCCTAAGTCAGTGCTTGACCTTGGTATAGGCCACGGCATCAATGGAGCCGGAGTGAGGAACTGGCTTGACCTTGGTGTCAGGCCATACAGGACCCACCTGGTCGGCGTGGAGGGATTCAAGGATTATGCCTCACCACTATGGCAATGTTACGATCAAGTATATGTGCAAGATATTGCACACTTCCTTCAGACTCCCGCGCAATTCGACTGCATACTGATGACTGATGTTCTTGAGCACTTCGACAAGGACGAAGGTCATGCAGTTATACAGCAATGCCTCTCATGCTTGCAGAAAGGTGGCATCCTGCTCATATCTACTCCTGCTGTATGGATAGAGCAGGGAGCGGCATATGGCAACGAATTTGAGCGGCACAAGAGCCTATGGCACTTTACTGACTTTTTTGGCATGGCAGGCCTTGAGGTGATAAAAGACGGGAGTCAGGATGACATGGGGTACATGATGCTTGTCGTTAAAATCACCAAGCAATGAAGCTCTTAAACAGCATCCATCTTTACCCACCACAGCACACATGCGGTGCAGAGTTTATGGCTCATTGGATAAACAAGGACATACAGGGCAACGGCGGCGATGTGAGGATATTGCTCCACCAGGCACGGCACTACCACATAAACAGCATGTATGTCTATGACGGCATTGATGTGTTCCCTCCTGAGCAGATGGTGATTGAGAAGCTTTTCTGGTGGTCCGATGCGGTGATGACACATCTGGATTACACTGACTGGACTATTGGAATGGGGGAGGTGATGAAGAAACCCATCTTCCATCTGATTCACAATACATCCACATATGGACGCATTGTCATGGCTGACAGGCCTCAGTACATTGTCTACAACAGCGAATGGGCAAAGGAGCAGCTGGGATATAAACATGACAGCATCGTGGTGCCTCCTCCTGTAGACTGGCGGCATTATGACACCAATGTTGACCCATCGTACAACGAAGCGATCACACTCATTAATCTTGACCAAAACAAGGGCGGCCATATCCTCCGGCAGATAGCGGAGGCAATGCCGCATAAGAAGTTTATTGGTGTGATGGGCAGCTATTCAGAGCCGTCAGATATTGGGCAGCATGTTAACCAGCCGCCAAATGTGACAGTATTGCCAAAACAAATGACATTAAAGCGATTTATCGCCAGACAAGGATACTTATCATGCCATCAAAGTATGAGAGCTGGGGGCGAACGGCTACAGAGGCCATGTGCAGCGGCATACCGGTCATATCCTCTGGCACTCCTGGCCTTCGGGAGAATTGCGGCAAGGCAGGCATTTATCTTGACCGGGACGAAGTAAAGCTATGGGTTGACAAAATTGAGGAATTAGACAAGCCAAAGCTTTACGAAAAGTGGAGCAATGCGGCCAAGAAGCGAAGCCGTGAGCTTGACCCACAGGCAAAGCTTGCAGAACTTCGTACCTTTATGGCATCCTCGATTGAGGACTATAAACGTAGAGTATGAATCTGCTTTTAGATACCGAGGTACTTCAAGACTACACTACTGAGCCCGTCAGCGTGGCAACAGCAAAGGCTTACATGAAGGTCAACTTTTCAGATGATGATACGCTCATTGAGTCGCTAATCAAGAATGCCAGGATATGGCTCGAGAACTACACCGGCAAGGCATACGGCACACGTTCGGTAAAGCTTACCATTGAGATGACTGCCGGAGAGTGGTACGAGCTTCCTGGTCCTGTGCAGTCGGTTGATAGTATCACATCAGTAGAATATGGGGATTGTCCTGCAAATACTTTGCTCGGCTCACAAATTCGCGTGTATGCAGATGGCATCTATGCAATTTTCCTGACCTATGGCTTTACAACCATTCCAGAAGATGCAAAGAATGACATTCTTTCAATAACGGCCTACACTTATCAGAACAGGGGAATAGACTTGTCAAATGAAGGGGCGAACTTGGTAGACTTCCCAATGTTGGCCACACAATACCAGCGGAGGGTGCCGATATGAATCTGAAGCTGACCGGTGTGCAGAAGATTATCAACCAACTTGCAAAGGTTGAGAACGAGATTAGCGCAGAGGTTGATGGAGAGCTGCAGGCATCTGTCAATAAAATGACTACGACAGCTAAAAGAAACGCACCAAGCAACTTCAGCCAGCTAAGGAATAGTATAGGCAATACAAAAGAAAGTAAGCTGAGGTATTCGCTTTTCGCATCTGCCTTCTATGCTCCATATGTTGAATTCGGCACACGCGGAAAAGTTAGCGTACCTGCAGAGCTTGAGAGTGTGGCACAGGGTATAAAGGGCAGAGGCTCACGCGGTAACTTCAAACAGTTCATTGAATCTATTTATCTGTGGGGGACAAAAAAGAAAATCATCAAGAAGGGTGACAAGAACCATGCTTTGAATATAGCCAGGAAGATATACAAAGAAGGTATTGCACCACAGCCGTACCTTTGGCCTGCTTTCGTGGCAGAGCGCAGTAAATTAGTAGCAAATATCAGGGCCGTAGTGAATAGAAAACGATGAAGAATCCGGGCAAATCATTAAGGCAGTTATACGCGGCAGCTCTTGCTAATCTCACATATAATGGCAAGAGCGTGACTGTGTATGATAGCTACCCGATTGAAACGACTCCTGACAGATATGTGTACATCAATGCCATGACATATTCCCAGGTCGGGAACAATAATTGCTTCATATTTGACGGCTCGGTAACGCTTGACATAGTATGTAAACAGTATAAAAAACTGGACTATGACACAGTGGATGGCATAGGTCAGGAAGTGCTGAATACTTTGCTGCCTTTTTCATACAGCCAGCAAGAAGATACAGACTTCCAGTTCATGAATCCGAACGTTGACAGCGTGAACTATTTGATAGAACCAGACGGCTCATACTTCATTCTCAGGAAAATCATAATTTTATCCCAAGCAATCTTTCAAAAATAAATAGACAATGGCTACAGGAATCGCTGGATCAGTCCAGAACATTGAAATAGATTTCGCACCAACGAGCACTTACAAGACTCTCGTTTGTTTGCGTACATCATCAGTCAACACCACGGTAACAGTCACTGAAGAGGAGACCAACTGCGGAAAGCTCACATCTATCGGGGAGCCTGGTTTTACCTTCTCCTTTGATGCCATCTGCGAGGTATCTCCAAGCGGCTCACAGGCAAGCTATGAGGACTGTCTCGGTGCTATTGTCAACAAGACAAAGGTGAAGGTCCGCTTCCAGAATCCGACTGTTACTGGTGCATCCATCGGAACGCTTTACTATCATGAAGCTGAAGCATACTTCACCGATTTGACATTGAACCAGGATGCAGCAGGTGGAGCATACATCAACTTCTCCGGCACTATCCAGTCTACTGGCACGCTTGATATCACTGCCTAATATATAACAGTCCCCGGCACGCATCCCGCAGACCTGCGCACCATGCCGGGGCTTCTTAATTCTACACACACACACTATGAACGGATACATGCAAGCCGACATTCTCGGCAAGAAGCGCGGCATTAAGTTCGGCACTATTGCGCTGCGTCAAATCACATTATACAGTGAAAAGAACGGAAAAGCTCTTGGTGAAACCCTTGATTTAGCCTTAATCCCCATTATAGTGTACTGGGGACTTTTCAATAATTGCTACATCAAGCAGGAAGACCCTGACTTTACATTCGAGGATGTTGTTGAATATGTTGAAGACAACATGGATAAAGCTGAGGTCTTTGGTGAAATCGTAAAATGCCTCTGGACTTCAAAGCTTGTTAGTGGTCAAGAGTCAGCTAATAGCAGTATCGTACCTGAGCAAAAAAAAAGTTCGACCTCTCGACAGAAGAAGGGTGGGACAAGTTAGAAGCGCACGTCACCGGTGAGATAGGCTGCACGAACTATGCAGCTATGACATTCAGAGAGGTGATGCTGGTCATTCAAGGCTACAGCGACAGAATGGTTCATGACTACAAGAACACCAGGCTTATCATGTACATGATGGCACGCATGTGGGATGACCCGAAAAAAGCCCCTGCCACTCCTGAGGATTTGTGGAAATTACCTGGCGATGAGCCGACCGGGCCATCCGAGGATGACATCGCCGAGATGTTTCGTAAATTGCGGTCAAAGGATAGTCAATGAGCGAACAACTCCAGATAAATATAGGCGCGGACACTAAAGGTCTGGAGACTGGTCTGCAGAGGGCAACAGCGGCCGTTGAAACATTTGATAAGAACGTAAAGAAGACTGTCAGCTCGTCAGGTCAGGCCACTCTGGCACTCTCAAATCTTGGTCGTGTTGCTTCTGATGCTCCGTTTGGATTCATAGCTATAGCCAACAACATTGAGCCGCTGATTCAGTCTCTGCAAGGGCTTGGCAAAGCATCAGGAGGTATCGGTGGAACGCTTAAGGCATTGGGCGCATCATTAATAGGTCCGGGAGGTTTATTGCTTGGCTTTTCACTTGTATCCTCTGCCATCACGGTGGCCGTTCAGAAATATGGTAGTTTAGGTAATGCCATCAATGCACTTTTTGGCTCACAGGATGAACTTGTAAAGCTGACAAAAGATGCGGCCGACTCTTATGCTAAATTCAATAAGGAACTAAAGACTACAGCTGACATCCAAGGTCAAGCGGCCAGCAGTGTGCAGGGTGAGATATCCAAGGTAAAGACTCTTGCTACAATCGTCACTGATCAGACGAAGAGCTACAATGAGCGGAATAGTGCGCTGAAGGCTCTCCAAGAAATCAACAAAACATACTTCGGTGACATTGACGAGGAAGGTGTAAAGCTTGGTAAGTTGACCACTGCTGTCAATGCGTACACGCAGGCAACAATTCAGGCAGCTGTCACGAAAGGCTTTGAGTCAGAGATTGGACGGGTAAGCGTGGAGCTTGATAAGCAACAGAGGGTACTTGATAAGCTTATACCAAGGCTTGGACAAGCGGCAGCGGCACAACGTTCACAATCACAGGCTTTGCCTGGTCTTGCTCAAGCGGCCGAACAATCCCGGATCGGTTCTGCCGCCGCGGATGCCACCAATGCCTACATAGAGCAGAACCAGGTCGTTCAGGACTTGAGAAAGCAGCTTGTTGAACTGAATGCAGGCATCAATACCAGCATTAACAGATACAATGGTCTGATAGCACCAGCACAGGCGGCGGCTGAAGCTCAGAAGAAAAAAGAGGAGGCAGACAAGAAGGCAGCTGAGGCAGCAAAGAAGAATAATGCTGAACTTAAAAGGCAGGCAGAGCTTGAAGCTAAACGCATTGCTCGTCTTGATGCACGTCTTGCAAATGCTGCGACATTGGTGCCGGTGGTCGGTATCGGTTTCAAAATTGACGAGAAGAACCTGGCTGACAATTTTAACAGGCTCAAGGCAGCGTATGATGATGGGCTGCAACAATTTAAGTCAATTGGTGATAGAATTATTGCTACCATCCCAAAGCTGCCGAGCGACTTCAAGATAATTCCTCCTCAGTCTTTCACTGATGCGGCTGTACAGGCTGAGCAATTACGAACAAAACTACAAGAGACTGTAGGCACAGTTATACAAGGCTTTAACACGCTTATAGCTCCAGCAATCGACTCAGTTTTCAATTCAATACAGAATGGCACATCAGTAATTGAAGGGCTTAAAACAAGCCTAAAAGGCCTCCTGATACAATTGGCGGCCAATGCTGCAAAGGCTTTAATATTGTCAGCTGCATTGAAGTTTATTCCAGGTGCCGGGGCTGTGACCACAGGCGGCCTGTTCGGTGCAGGTGGTGGGTTGTCAAGTGGTATACTTGGCACACTTCTTGGCGGCGGTGGTATTCCAAGATTATCAGGAGCGGCTGCTCCAACCTTCTCCGGCAATACTGCCTTCACGGGGGGTCTGCAGCTTGGCGGCCAGGTAGTCTTCACTCAGCGAGGGGCTGATCTTGTAGGGGTTCTAAATTCATCTAACGCACGAATAGGGAGGGTAGGATAATGGCAGCAACAAAGTTCATCATGGAATTTAAGAATGCACAGGAAGACCTTTGTGCAGTTCGTTTCATTTATGATGATTATACTGGTGATGCCATTCAATTGTACGGAGGTCCTCAGCCTTTTGTGCTTGGCGAGTATAACACTGATGATGACCTATTTAAACCAATGCGACCACAGCAGGCAACAATTCAGGTGCTTGCATCAGCCGGAGGTGTTGAATTGATGGACTTTATTACAACTAATGACACAGATGTCATTGTTGCTTTCGATTACGGCAGTTTTACAAACTATTGGCAAGGATATCTTTCCCAGGAAGATATAGAGGAAACATGGATAAGTACGAACCACATCCTAACTCTGAGAGCAGATGAAGGCTTTGGCCGTACAAAGGAGACTCCTTTAAATGACGGGACCGGGGCAAACTTAGCAGGCACACATGATTTCTTTAATCTCATACAATATGCGCTAAGTGATGTAGTGGGCAACTTCTTTTATACCCGCATTTATTCGAATTTGCTGCACACATCTATGTCATCGTCAGCAAACCAGACGGGCATAGACCAATGCGTGGTAAATGTCCGGACATTTGAGAAGAACGTGGATGAATTTGAGGACGGCTACACGGTTGTAGAAAAAATAAATCGGGCGTGGAATCAAACAGTATTCCAATGGAATGGCTTGTGGGTAATTTTAAGATTGCCTGAATTATTCACTGATGGTGTATTAACTGGTTTTAACACAAACAGGCCGACTGTCGGAAATCGTCAGGCAGTTAATAAAAGGTATGATGTTTTTGTAGGCGTTCAGGAAGATATAAAGCCGATCACTCCTGAGATGCTAAAGACAGTCATAAAGCCAAGCAAAACGACTACTACAATCTTTAAATTTGAATACCCACCTGAGATACTTTGCAATCAACTATTTCAGGATGGGACTTTAACAAGCGAGACGGCAACTGAAAAGGTGTACACTATAAGCGACTGGAACAGGTACAAGACAAGTAAAGAAGTACCTGTTGCATCTACTGCACCTTGGCAGAGAAGGTACATTTTTGATGCCACCAATGAAATATACGACAACTACCTTGACATGGATGTTGACCTGACGGCTGCATCATGGATTCAGTCATGCGATGTTGAACTGATGGCCGGTGATAAGCTTGATATAAGCTTTGAATTTAAGGTAGAAGGCAACTTTGGTGGTGACATACAATTTATGCAGGTGCTGTTTAAAAGAGACAGGTCACTGCAGTATCGTTATGGTCTAAATAATGCTGGAGACTGGGTGCTTGCAACAACTGACTGGAATAGTGCAAACGTGCCTTATCTGTCAACGCAGTTAGACCCTGCAACGCTGGCCAACGAATGGAATAGCTACAGCTATAAATCAGCTCCTGTGCCTTATGCAGGCATTTTTAGAGTGCTGCTATACAAGCCTGCCACAGGTTCACCTGCCCATCACTACAAGGATATAGAGATTACCATAAGGCCGCAGAAGAATGGCGGCTATGATCCTGCGATAACAGGAGACTATGACAGGTATACCATAGCTCGCACGGTAAAGAAGGCGAGTGAAATGCAAATATACTTTGATGACACTGACAGCGCAATGCAGAACGGTACTATCTTTGAAGCCGATGGCATAACAAAGACGGGTGACCAGTGGTTTAGAAGGAAGAATTTTAACGGAGATGTAGCTACTGACGAGCGGCTGACATTTAAGCGGCATAATACGCTCTCCAGGTGGTTCATGAACAGGTCCTACAAGACAAAGCTCGATGTAAATTTGTACGGGCTAAAATGGCAAGATAGCAGCAGTACATACTTTCCAATTGGCCTAATCAACACCATCAGATTTGTAGACGATGACCCGGCAAAGATTTACGCCATTGTGAATTTGAAGCAGATAGATTTTATGGCTTGCACCTGGCAAGCAACTCTTGTAGAAGTGTATGATGTGACAGAAGATAGCAATGAGCCAACAGTAAATGATGTATACAGTTTTGACTTTTACTACGAATAAACAAAAGACATGGCAGATGCAGTAAAGGGTAAAGATGTAGTCTTCTATGTAAAGCTGGGGGCTAATTACTACCCATTTGCATGTGCCAAAGAAGTGACGATTTCACAAACGACTGATAAGCTTGAGCTGGCACCATATACGACAGGTAAATGGAGGTCATATATCTATGGCCGTACATCCGGCACTATCACAGGCAGCGGTGTAGTAAAGGTGGTGGCAGATGCAAATAAATATGGCATCTTTGACCTTATAGATTACCAGCTGCAGCATCAGATTATACTTACAAAATACACGACCACTGACCCACAGGGTAACTTCAAGACCTATGAGGTGCCGTGCTTAATTGACGAGGTGACTTTCACCGGCACTGTTGGGCAGCTTGCCACATATAGCTTCTCGCTGACAATGTCGGGAGACCCTGAATATAATCAGACACCCATAACACAGCCGCTTACAGATGTGGACTACTGGGATTATACGGCCACAGGAGGAGAGACTACCATCTCCGATGCATCCATCATCGGCGTTGGTCTACTCGATGTAAGAAGGAATGGCATCGGGGTAGAATTTATTACAACAGGCACACCAACAAGCAGCCAGGTGCTGTACACAGCGTTGACCGGAGAGCTTACTTTTGGCACGGCACTTTCCGCGGGTGAGTGGATACTTGTACTGTTCTTAGACTAATATGCTCGGAGCATCTACATACACCAATGGGGTACCACGTCCATACATCAATGTATCAGGCATTGATGCGCAGGATGTCATTATTGTTGACCGAAACGGCATCGGTGTAAAGCATATCACCTATTTTCCGGGCAGCGAGGATGTGGACCTGCTGACTTACGAATACTATGGCATAAAGACGGAGACACCAACGGCCACAAATGACCTGAAGGTACTTAGTGATTACATCTCTGGCACAGACAGGCAGATTATTCTGAAGGTGCAAAGCACTCCGATAGCAGGCTTTGTATTCTCGGTATATTCGGGCAGCATCATCGCATCGTATGTGGTGCAGACCGGGGACACGGCAGAAGATGTCAGGGATGCGATTATTACAGAGATAGATGCCACTGCATGGGGCACTACTGTTGTGTGCACACCGATCGGCACTGATCGCATACAAATAGACATCACCGGTACTTTGGTCGATCTGTTTACCAAGATAGGCAGTCAGATATATAAGAAGGGCTACTATGTGGTAATATCTACGATCAGCTACATAATCGAAGAGAAGACCGACCCATTCACATGGCCGACACTATCAACGCCACCGACATCATTGGCCTTTGGCGCATTAGTGCCGCTGACGGGTAGTGTGGAGGCATATCTCACTGACGCTCTATCTACTTATACATATAGCGATAGTGTGACCGGGACCGTGACCATTACAGCCATTGCCACATCTACAAATGTGCCATTCAACCAGTGCGTTATTGATGAAGTGAATCAAAAAATATGGTTCACAGAAGATTTATCATACGGAGAGATTATAAAAGTATTTTACAAGACATGAGATACCTACTACTTTTTATTTTCACAATCGTCACAATTTTTACAAATGCTCAGCAAGTGAATCCTGTGACGGACTACACTTTTGCAAACAAGATGAGTTCCGGTCGTAGCACAGTCACTGACACAGCTGCATACTTCAGCGTAGGGCCTCGTTACGGGGCTGTCAGGGGCATGATGCCGCCAATCGTGGTAGATACTGCTGTAGTGGTCGCAAACAAGCGTAACGGCCTTCTAATCTTCTCTGTGCAGAAGAACAAGATGCAGGTATGGGATAGTGCAGGATCAAAGTGGGCAGACCTTACCGGATCGACTGGCTCTGCCATCACTTCAGCGGATACTGCAGCCATGCTCCTGCCATATCTCAGGAAGACTGACACGACAGCCATGCTTGCACCTTATCTGAAAGAAAGTGACACAGCATTTTTGAGCAACAGGATAAATCTAAAGGTAAACATCAGTGACACAGCCAGCATGCTGTCACCATATATGTTAGGTTCAGGTACTGCAAACTATCTACCAAAGTTCAACGCATCCCGTTCTATTGTTGATTCGAAGGTTTACGAAACGGGAACTAATTTAATGTTCAACACTACGAGTCCGTATATTTCATCTTCCGGATACGGAACATTTGACATCAATGGTTCGACTGCATCGGTCTTGGTACTGCGCAAAGCCGACACGGCACGTGGCTATTGGTCGCACAATGGTTCGACAATGGACATTAATAACCTGAGTGCCGGCGATATCCGATTTTATACTCAAGGAAGTTTAAGAGGTCGTTTTCAAACAGATGGAACGTTTCGACTCAATTCATTGACGGGTACGGGTACACGTTCAGTAGTCGCAGATGCCAACGGGGTATTATCTGCATCATCCACACCGACCGACTTGATTGACACGACATACATTTCGACAAGGGCGTGGAGACAAAAGGGTGACGATAGTTTAGGTGCAATCATCGCAACGAAAGGAAGCGGAACGGTTACGTCAGTCGCTACGGGTTACGGACTATTCGGCGGAACTATCACCACAACAGGAACGATTTCAGCGGACACGGCATTGATTGCATCACGTTTGAGAGTGGGCAAGGTCGTGGATTCATTGGCACTCGTTAAACAGAACGTACTAACGAATCCGGTCACCGGAACGGGTACGACTAACTATGTGCCGAAGTTTACGGGGACGAGTACGATTGGGAATAGTATCATTCGTGAAAATGGCATTAAGATTGGAATAAATAGAAATCCCGTGGTTACTTTAGATGTGCAAGATACCGGGGTTGCTTATATCAGAATGATATCAGGTAATTCATCAAATCAAGGTGCATCCTTATTAATACAAAATGTTGTCAACGGTGGAACTACCGGAGCGTTCGGAGATAGGGCATCGTTAATCGGAGGCACACCAAATGAAGTGGTTAGCGTATTTACGGGATTCAGTCCATCAAGTGTTGCCGTTCCTTTGACGTTTGACATTGCTGCAAGTGAACGAGCAAGATTTAACGGAACGGGGGAATTACTTTTAAACACCACCACCGATGCCGGGGATTATAAACTACAAGTATCGGGGGCAACATATTTAAACAACCCATCAGCCGTAGCGTTACAAATTGGAGGTGGTCAAGCCATCAGAACAACGGGTACACTATACACGGATTTCGGCACAAGTGGCACGGGTGATTATGTGATAAGATCGGGAAGCGGATTTTCAACTGCGTTCACGGTAACAAATAGCAGCAACATCGGCATAGGTACATCAACACCGGGCGTAAGATTAGACATGGGGGTAACCGCAAATCAAGCGTTTGGAATTAAAACCAACACATCGAATTATTTGTATGCGGGTACGTTTAATGATTTCGCAATTTTAGGCGTGAATCGTAACCCTTCAACGGGTGCATTTTCGGATGCAAATAAAGCAGCTGCGGATATAGCGATAGAAGGCGCATCGGGCAATGCTAATATTAGATTTGAGACATCTGCATCAAATGGGTCAACACCAACGGAAAGATTGCGGGTACACGCAAACGGTGGCCTGAAATTCGTAGGGCAATCCGCTGCACCAACCGCAGAAGCCGGAACGGTTTACTATGATACGGATGATAACAAACTAAAGGTGTATAACGGCACAACTTGGGTAGACCTTCATTAACTTTATCAAATGAAAAATATAGACAAAAAAATCGGTTACGTTATTATCGCTACGTTTTTGCTTGGAGTGTTTACGCTTACGATGGCATTCACAATACCACAACAAACGAAAACCTACAAACTTGAACTAACAACGCAAGAGGTGCAAGTCATTTATGATGCACTTGGGGAACTCCCGGCAAAGGTAAGCGAGGGGATAAGGGCAAAAGTGGCGAAGCAGGTGGGGGAACAGAATGCTCAAAAGTGAACAACATTTTAAGACTTAATTTTGAAGCAATATGAAGCAATTACTGACAATCATTTTAGTGTCTTTCAGCCTTGGCGTATTTGCACAGGATAGCACGAAAACCAGCCGTAAGAAGCCTATTGAGCGCATAAAAGTTTGGAAAGATGGGAGGGTGTATGATGCGGATGACATTGATATTGTCTGCGCATTTAATGACATGGAGACATCTGCCACATTTTATTACAAGCTTCAGGATAGCACCGGAGCGATTGTAAGCGATGGCAACGTGGTCATCAAAGGTGAAGACTACATAAGGCTGTCAACGCTGGCTAATTGGAATGATAGGGCAGTCGTCATGGTGATGCGTTATTTGAATGTCAACGACAGGGATCGGAGAGCACTCAAAAACTGAGCTGAATGGACCCGGTCACGCTTGAACGAATTAAGCTGCTGCACCCAAAGGTGCGGGATGAAGCTCTTGAAATTTATCAGGAGATATGCAAGAGTTTGACAGGCCGTGCCATCTGCCGCTTTACGTTCACGCTGCGTACTATTGCGGAACAGAACAAGCTATTTTCCCAAGGTCGTACAATTGCCGGCAAAATAGTGACCAAGGCACGCGGAGGACATAGCTACCATAATTGGGGTTTGGCAATTGACATTGTGCTAATCAAAGATGTCAACGGAGACGGCAACTACGAGAAAGCTGTCTGGGACACTAAGAGTGACTTTGACGGAGATGGTAAGAGCGACTGGATTGAGGTGGTGCAGATATTTAAGGAGTATGGCTGGGAGTGGGGAGGAGACTGGAAGTTTTATGATGCACCACACTTTCAAAAGACATTTGGCTATAGCGTTAGGCAACTTCTTGCCATGCACAAAGCCGGCAATATCAAAAACGGATATGTAAACATATGACACCAGGCATATACAACATCACGGCATACAGAGGGGATACCTTAGAGCGTACCATCACGCTGGTGGATGGCAGCAATAATCCCATCAGCCTGGCAACGGCAGCCGTCAAAATTGAGGTCAGGACAAAGCCGGACGGAGACATAAAGATGACGCTGACCGAAGGAGATGGCATCACAGTCAGCGGTGCCGGCAATAATGTTATCACAATCAGCAAGGTGGTCAGCATCTCTGATAGCTGTGCGCTTTACTATGACCTTCAGGCAACTTTTGCCAGTGGTGTGGTGTCGACATATCTCAAAGGGAATTTTAATGTAGTTAAAGACATCACAACATGAGCGATGTAAATGTAACAGTCAGCGGCAATGACATAAATGTGCAGGTAGGAACTCCTGCTTACTTTGGCTCATTTTACAGCACGCAGGACCAAGCCAGCGCAGGGGCAAACACGGCCAATAAGATGACGTTGAACACAACTGATGTGAGCAATGGGGTCAGCATTGTTAGCAGTTCGCGAATCACGATTGCCAATGCCGGTATTTACAACATCCAGTTCTCCGCTCAGTTCGACAAGACTGACAGCGGTGATGATAATGTTGACATATGGCTGTGCAAAAATGGCAGCAATGTGGCCAACACAAATACGCAGATGGTCTTGAGCGGTAATAACGGCAAGCATGTGGCCGCATGGAACTTTTTTGTGAATGCAGCTGCCGGGGATTACTACGAGCTGTGTTGGTCATCTCCTGATGCATCTGTCTTCCTGAACTACATAGCTTCTCAGTCAACGCCTACACGACCGGCAACACCTTCAGTCATTGTAACCATAAATAAAGTCGGATGAGCCAGCAGATAGTGATGTGGATGGTAGGCCTTGGAGTGACTGTCATCGGCTCAATCTTGGGCATTTATGTGCGTATGGAGACTAAAATGAAAGAGCTGGACATCCGTGTAAAGGGACTGGAGCGAACGGACAATGCCATGAATGAGAAGCTTGACAAGCTGATGGAGATGATAAACGACATCAGGGTGTCTATCGCATCACGTCACCAATAAAATCAAATAATATGAGCGACTTTTTAAAGCTGAACGGCAAAGACCTGTTCAAAGGCATGCTGGTGGCAGTGCTTGCCATCATTACTTCATCTCTGTCTGTCATCCTGGATGCCGGTGCATTGCCAACAGCTCAGGAATGGCTGGGCATTGCAAAGGTTGCCGGCACAGCTGCGGTGTCTTATCTGCTCAAGAACATGTTCACGAACAGCAATGATCAGTTGCTTAAGCCTGACAGCAAATGAGGCTCTTGCTGACCTTATTGGCTCTTGTCCTGCTGTGGTCCTGCGATCCGGTCAAGCGGTCCCTACGCAAGAAGGCTGAGATTGATGCAGCCATCGCCCAGTGGGTACTTGACAATCCCAGGCCATCGGACACAGTGTATCTGCAGGGGGTGGAGCGGGTGCGGTATGATACGATAGTTAATGAGAATATCTACGTTGACACCATCCGCATAAAAGACACCATTTATATCCGGAAGACCAGATGGCAGGACATTATAAAGACTATACAGGTCACCGACACTATGTATCAGGTCTTGAGCGATCATGGTGCTGCCCAGCATCTGCGCTCAGTATTAGAGCAGAAGAATGCGGAGCTTAGTGTAAAGAAAGCCGCCAACAAGTCACTCATTTGGGCCATTGTCGTGCTGAGCCTGTGCCTAATCTTCATGGTAGGTATCCGACTTATGAAATAGTAGTTTTCTCTTGTGTGTGTTTTTCGCCATGCCTGCCCATATCTATGGGTGGGCTTTTTTATGGCAGATATGTATTTTTAAAAAATATTTCAATAATTATTTAAAAATATTTGTTTGGTAATTTGAAAATGCTTTATCTTTGATCTATCAAAACACACACAAACTGAGAATAATGACAACGCTTAAAACTACCGCCGAGCAGATCATCGACATCGTAAAAACAAACGAGGTTCTGGTAAAATCAACAAACTACGTTCAATGTATCATCGATGATCAACTTTGCGAATTTCAGATAGATTACATCGCAAAAGCATGGTATCAGTTTAAGCAAGTCGGTAAAAGCCGCGCACCGAGAGAGGTGTTCGTGAAATGGATTTAATATAAACGCCGGCGGAGAAATTCCCCGGCATAAATAATAAGAGCCACGATGGGCTAATATGAGGGTTCGAATCCCGCCGTCAGAATGTCCATAAATGGGTCTGTAGGTTTAGCGTGGCTCTTTACTTTATTAATCATACATCATAACACACACACTATGTCACAGCAACTAAAGCTTCGCAACATCGAAAGTCTTTTCGGTAAGTTCATCAAATGGGAGGCCCCTTCCCGTAATCCAAACGCTCCGTATGGCGGCATCAGTAAAATCGTCAGCCTTGGCGGCTTCAATGCCCGGCGACCGCTTGTAACTGTCACCATCGCAGGTGATGACCTTGAGTTTGCCGGCGTTGACGAGTGGGACTGGTTTACTTACATGGCTGAAGGCCGCTTTATCACCTACACTGTCATCGAAACAATCTAAAACAAATACACACTATGACCATTCAACAAGAAATAATTGAAGGCTGGATGCAGCTCCGACAGCCCGGCGATGTCAAGATTATTGCAGACCAAGCCGACTGCACCCCGCAGAACGTTTACAATGTATACAGGTCGGGCAAATGCTCAGAAAAGCTCTTCAACATCATGGCCGCCTATTATGACGAGCGGGCTAAAAATTACGCAGCACTTCACAAAACCATTCAATCTATTCTTTAACGAACACAAAAACACACACACAATGATTACTGCCATCATCACCATCATCTCAGCCATTCTTTTCGTCAGCGGACTTTATGTTGCCATCGAATACCGACAGCAATACTGCGCACGCATGGACAGGTACCAGGTCGAAGAGGAATTTGTCCAGGACTATCTGCAGACACAGGAGGCTCTTAAGCTTGTCACCTACATTGACGGGAATAGCCTCATCTCAGCCTTTAAGGAACGCTGGGCAGAGATTATCGAACGGGAGCGGGTAGAGTACTTTGTCGAGCAGATGCATAAGTCTTTAGATCTCCGCGTACTTTATCAGGTCAATGCTAACTAATTTAAAATGAAATATTTTATCCCATTTAAAGAAGCGATAGCACTTAAGAACCTTGGATTTAATGAACATTGTTTCGCAACTTACATCGGCGAAACTTTTGATTCCTCGGTCCAATTTACGAGTGATGATTATTTTACTGCTGCGCCACTATATCAACAAGCATTTAGTTTCTTTCGTGAGAAGTATGGATACTATCCATTGATTGAATTTAGCGAGCAGTACAAAAAATGGTTGTCGCGACATTGCAATACAAACGGATCAATACGTGCAATATCGGTACATGAATCATACGAAGAAGCAGAGTTAGCTTGTCTTAAAAGTATTATAGAAATATTTAAGTAAATCATTCACTATCCATCAATTCAATCATCAATTACCATTTAATCATTCAACTATGGCTCTCGGCAACAGCAACAGCACGATCTACCTATCCATCGCAGATGGCAAGATTGTAAGAAGGTTTAAGGAACCAACAGCTAACAGCAAGCAGCGCACCAGCAAGACCGGCAAGATTGTGCATGAGGAGTCTTATGACTATGTCTCCGGACTTATCACCGACATCAGCACCAAAGACAGCGACTACGGCAAATTTTGGAACGTTCGGCTCGTGGATGGCTCTGATGTTTATACCCTGCAATTCCAGTACAGCGGAGGCAATGCGTCCAGCTTCCTCAAGGCCATCCCCAACGCGGACCTGACAAAGCCCATCACCATTAAGCCCAGGAGCGAGATGAACGGCGATAAGAAACGCACTACTGTCATGCTTATACAAGATGACACCATCATCAGGTGGAAGTGGACTAAAGACAATCCTGGCTCCCTTCCCGGTCTCAAGAAGGTCAAGGTCAAAGGTGTGGAGCAGTGGGATGATAGTGACATGATGGAGGCACTTGAGTCGTATGTGGCCAATAACATCAGGCCGAACCTTCGCAGCTCAGAGAGCACCACCATCGGGGCAGAGGATGATAACGATGTACCTTTTTAAGCTATGGGTAAGAAAACAGACCAGCACTCCAAGGACTTTGCCCGGTCCTTGGGTGCTCTCTTAAAACGAGAAAGAGAAAACAAGGGAATAAAGCAGATAGATGTCGCCAACAAGTTAGGACATAATTCGAGCGTCATGATCTGCAGATACGAGCGAGGAGCTATGATACCAAGCGCGCACACACTTTTTGTCATTGCACAGATTTTGGATATCACAATCGAAATAAACTAAACACACATGAGTAAATTTATCATTGACCTACAAAGCAAACAGCTGACCATGCTGGATGCAAGGTTTTATTACACCGAGCACGGGGACTTCGTCCCATCCGTCACCACCATTCTGGAAGCCTACCCTAAAGATGCCCACTTTTACAAGTGGCTCAAAGAAGTCGGCACTGATGCCGATGCTATCAGGGATGAGGCCGGCCGCAGAGGTTCAGTCGTGCATCAGCTTACCGAGATGTATGACAATGGCGAAGAGGTCAGCCTGCTGAACACTGACGGGAATTTGCAGTACAAGATGCTTGAATGGAGCATGTTTGAGCGGTATGTTGAATTCTGCAACAAGTTCAAGCCTAAGATCGTAATGAGTGAGCAGAATATTGTCAGCCCATTTTTAGGCTTCGCAGGAACGCTTGACCGGGTGATTGAGCTGAATGGCCTCAGATACCTTATCGACATAAAGACATCCAATGTCATACACGACCAGTACTGGCTGCAACTTGCCGCTTACAGGGAGCTCCTGCGTTCACAGATGGGCATAGAGGTCAACATGATAGGAATACTTCACCTGAACGCAAAGACCCGAACAGAGGGCAAAATTGGGGCGATACAAGGGCAGGGGTGGCAGCTGGTGGCTCAGCGTGACAGTGCTAAAGAGATGAGCCTGTTCATCAAGACTATGGACCTGTGGCAGGAGCAGAACAAAGATGCAAGGCCGAAGAAAGCTTCATACACACTCACACACAAAAAAGAAAGCAAATGAGTCACCAGATCATCGAAAGAATGCCGCGCGGGTGGTTCAATAAGCTTGAGCAGATCGAGAACACCATCACCGGAGTGCCACGCGTTATGAATGCCAGGTACAGCTACGCTCACATGCACACCGGCAGATATGCAGCTGATAGCCTTATGGATGCTGTAAAGCTTTTACAAGGCCATCCAGAGATAAAGCAGCGAGCAAAGTATTGCTTCGTACAGACGAATATCATTCTTGAGTTTATCGGTGTCATGGGACATGTACAGGCCGAAGACATGGCAGAGCTTATATCATGCTGCTTTCAGAAAGGAAGAGAGTGGACGGGCGTGCAGCTGATACCTTTGTTTGAGCCTGACCTGTCTGTGAATTATGACATTCACTGCGACTTCTATAACCCCAAGCCGGGGGAAGACGAGGAAGAGAATGACTATGTCATAATCCATCGCACCAAGAACAAAGAGCTGGCTGATCTCATCTACGAATTTGTCAAAATACTGCACGATGAAATTAAGACCATACCAGCGTGAGATCGTAGAGAGGGGCACTGAGGTGCTTCTCTCTCACTCTATCCTCTACCTTGCGATGGAGGTGCGTACAGGCAAGACTATTACAGCCCTGTCCATCGCGCAGAAGGTCAAAGCTCTTAATGTGTTATTTGTGACACGAAAGAAGGCTATGACGAGCATTGAAAAGGACTATGAAGCTGTAAAGTTCCCATTTGAGCTTGACCTTATCAACTACGAGAGCCTGCACAAGCTTACTACAGAAGAGATTGAAGAATTTGACCTTGTCATCTGTGATGAGGCGCACTGTTTGGGGGCTTTTCCTTTGCCATCAGAACGTACCAAGCAGCTGCGCAATATTGTCGGTAACCGACTGCTCATCCTGCTCTCCGGCACTCCCACTCCTGAGTCATGGAGCCAGCTGTATCATCAGCTATACATCTCTGCCCATACACCTTGGAAGCAGTTCCGGAACTTTTACGCATGGGCCAAGGATTTTGTTACGGTCAAGAAGCGGTACATCTACAACCGGGAAATAAATGACTACACCAATGCAGACCGGGAGAAGATAGAGCGCGACACCAAGCATCTGTTCATATCGTTCACGCAGGAGGAAGCAGGCTTTGAGCAGATGGTGGAGGAGGAGGTGATAAAGGTGTATATGCTTAATAAAACCTACACCGCCGCTGATCGTTTGCGCAAGGATAAAGTACTACGCACATCTGAAGGTATTGTGGTGGCAGACACAGCGGTCAAGGTCATGTCAAAGCTGCAGCAGATATACAGCGGCACTGTGATAGTAGATGAGACGGAGAGCGGTGAGTCTACTGCACAGATATTTGATGTCACAAAAGCAGAGCATATTTGTGACAAATTTGCCGGGCAAAAGATTGCCATCTTCTACAAGTTCAAAGCTGAAGAGATGGCCATACGCTCAGTGTTCGGAACGCGGGTGGTGGATACTCCTGAGAGCTTTAACATGAGCGGGGAGAACGCTGTCTACATCTCTCAGATACAATCCGGCCGTGAGGGTATTAATCTTTCATCTGCTGACTGCCTTGTGATGTACAACATTGACTTTAGTGCGGTGAGCTACTGGCAGGCAAGAGCCAGGCTGCAGAGCAAAGACAGAACGAAGCCGGCAAAAGTGTACTGGGTATTTGCCATTGGTGGAATTGAGTCAAAGATATATAAGCGGGTGAAGGATAAGAAAGATTACACGCTACATCATTTTAAAAAGGATTTTAACATAACTTCACAGAGTTAGTTTTGGACAGTTCTGACATAAGGGTTAGTTTACCCGGATGTTTCTACATCTGGGGTTTTATTGGATATCTCAGATAGTTTACATAGGTTGCCGCTGTTAGTTTAAGTGTCTCAATGAAGACCAAGGTAAAATGCACCCATTGGTGTAAATGCAAGTTCGACTCCTGCACAGCGGCCTTAATTTTTAACACACACAAAACAAATAAGATGGATTATTTAGAATTAATTAATAGTAAAAAAGTATTCAATGAAAATTGTTTTGATACAATGTCAAAACTTCCGAAAAATTGTATAGATTTAATTATAACAAGTCCACCTTACAATAAAGCTGGTCATGAGGGCTTTATAAGAAAAAGACATTCTGGAGATACTTGGAAATCAAGAAATATAGATTACGGAGAGATATCGGAAAATGATTTTATAGATGAAGATAT